CTTCTAACTTTAAGTATGATTTCTTTACATCTATTAAGATAGCAAGGAGGTTGCCACCCTCAGAGGGGGCTGGTTGTTTGCGAGGTTGTCCATCATTTATTAAATCTTGTGCTTGCTCTAGTACAGTTCCTTCTATTACAGATTGTAAGATAGATGGCATTAACCTAGCGATAGTTGCAGTATCGTAGAAGACCTCATCTGTTATGTGATAGCCAGCCTTACGAGCCTTCTCTCTACGAGCATACTTCTCTGCAATTCTACGCATCTGGTATGCAAGTCTGCGTTCGTTATGCTCACGCTTCTCTTTGTTCTCTTCATTAAGTTGATCTGTATATTGATCTTGTCTACCAATAAACCAAAGATAAAGCTCTTGCTTTAGATCATCTCGCTCAACCCAACCCTTGAATCTACGGGCAATAGAGCCAGCAACTGCTGACACTAGGTCCTTAACAGTCGGGTGTAATTCTTTATTCATCTACTCTTCTACGCTTCTTATCTACTAGGTGTGCTGAATTACTTTTTCTTTATGTACAATTCCTCAATGGTCATAACCCAAGCCTCAAGTTTTTTATCAAGGTAATCAACCTTACGCTCTAACATTCGTATCTTGGATCGCTGATTAAATAAATATTTTAAGTTAATCACTTAGGCCAAGTACCTTCCAAAACCATAATCGCAATAGCTGAATAGTTAAGTAGATCTACAAAACTATCTTTCAAAGATTCATTAGTAGGCTCAGCACCAGTATCTATTAGATGATTGATGCGAGCAGTCTTGTCGTGCATACGCACTCTTAATCCATTAAGCGCACCACCTGGTGCGTTAGAGATATTAGTTGGACCGTAATCTTTATGCTTATCTATGAGTAGATTGCCAGCACTATCCATAACCTTCCACATATTGGAGATGAAATCTTTATCTACTCCTTGGTTGGAGGTGGCGATACTATGATCGTTCCGCTTTCGTAATCTATCTTGTTTATCAAGATCCCAAATGTCGTTAACCATACGGCTAATTCCGTCAGGTCCGAGTTCCTCATACATTTACTGCCCCCAATATCCGCTTTGTCTCTTCTGTCCCTTTTGCTAAATATACATCATTTACATCCATTCCAGGTGGCAACACACAGATCGTGGCGTTGATGACCTCTGATGCTACTCTCCTAGAAAACTCTGCTCCTGGATTAGAACCATCTTCTTTAATATCATTATCACCTATAACAAGTACTCTTCCATATCCATTCATCATCTTTGCAAAGTGTGGTTTCCAAGCAGCAACACCAGGAACACCAACTGCAGGTATACCTAATGCACCAGTGCAGATGATTGCATCTAGCTCACCTTCACATACAGCGATAGTGTCTTTAGATTCTAGTAAAGCACTCACATTAAATAGGTGAGTCTTCTGGCCAATAGCCATACCATACTTAGGCTTACCATCATCTAGTCTTCTAAACTTAAAGCCAACACAAAGACCAAGAGCAGTAAAGTATGGGATGGATAGCCAACCCTCATAGCCTTGATGCTCAGGTAGTGGATCAACCACTGTACCTAAAACAAAAGGCTCAGCTATCTCTTTAGATATGCCACGTTCTTTTAGAAACGTTGCGGTTTCTACGCTTAGCCCCTGCTGGTAGCGAGTGGCCGCTTGTAGATATGATTTCAATTGCTCTTGCGAGAGCATCTTTAAACCCCAAACTTTCTTTTTCCATTACAACATTGACGGTGTTCCCACCCTTACCGCAGGTATGGCAGAAGTATAGGTTCTCTACTGTGTTAATCACTGCTGACTTACGAGAGTCATCGTGCATTACACACCTAACTGAACAAGCTCTGCCTTCCCTTACTTCACCACCATAAAACTGAACTACTACTCCAATGGGTATTGTGTTCGCATCGGTTCTGCTATTGCCCTTGCTAGGCTTCCTACTCCTGGACCAGTCTGATGCTGGCATCCGCAGTCTCCTTTGCATTTACAATGGTGCTTATAAGCTAACTTAAAGTGGCGTTTAACATTCTCTTCGCCACCCTTCTTGCAGTGTTCGCAAATCATTCTTTAACTATTTCCTTTTCCTCATCTGGTACTGGCTCAGGAGATTTCTCTAAGCCTTGCATAATCTTTGTTGTTGTTATCTTTCCATTAGGCACTGGCATTTTTCTCCTCCAACCATTGTGTTAAGTCTTGGACCACCCAAGCCTTCTCTATCCCAGCACTTCTTCTTTTAACTACTACATAAGACAATGGTGCTGGTGTAATACCTCTAGCACTAGCGTAGTTCTGAGCTTCAACAGTAGCCTCTCTCCAGAACTGAGGTAGATCCATTGACTTAGTATTCTTTAATTCCAAGATAAAGGTTTTACCAGCAACAATAACTACTAGATCACCCTCATCCTTTTGTCCTGATAAACGCAAGCGTTCAGCATTAACACCCTTAGATCTAAACCACTTCATAACATCTAGCTCAAAGGATGCACCCTTACGTTTATTCTTTGCGCTCATCTACCTTAACCTTGTTTACTCTGTATGTTTGCTGGCCATCTTCTTCAGATACTTCAACAATTCCTGCCTGAATAAGTACAGAAGTAAAAGCAGCAAAATCACTTTCCAACTTAGCAATCTTCTTTTTGACATATTGAATCTCCGTATTAGCCAACGTTTAGCACCGAGTCCCTTCTAATCATACGACCATAAGTATCAGAGTCATAGATCTGACAAGAGCCGTAGTTAACAAACAATGAAACATAATCCTTACCATCAGCAGTATGTTTACCAAAGCGATTCTTAACTGCAGCAACTCTTAATAGACTTTGAATAGGCTCATAGCCTAGAGTCAAGATCATTGCTGGTAGTTGAGATACCTTACCGTGAATAGATCTACGATGAGGTGGTTCAGTGGTGGATCCATACTCAGACTGTTCGCTGACGTGATGAAGAACCATTACGCAAGCTTCAGTTTGTCTAGCCATATCGTGCAACTCCACCATTATCTGACGAAGCCCAGCCCACTCATTGTCTGATTCTGCTGCCACATTCATTAAGTTATCTATAACTATTAACTCTGGTGGAATACCGTAAAGTTCTATATAAGCCTTAATCTCCATCTCAATATCATCTAATGATGGTGATGAATCAAAGACCCATTGTATGTTCTTTACTTGGTCAAACTTAGAATCGTAGAAGTGAGTACTCTTATTTAAGTTCTCTTCCACCAGGGTTTGATTATGACCTGATATATGTGCTGCAGTCCTCATCATAACTGTAGCTATGTCAGTATCTGCAGAGAAGAAAAGTGTTGGAACATCAGCCTTGATTGCATAGATTAAAGCAAACATAGATTTACCAGCGTTCGGTGCAGCAGCAACCATACAAACCTGCCCTCTTCTAAACCTAATCTGCTTGGACTTTAAATCATTCCAAACATCAGGTAGAGGAGTAGCCTTTGTAGTTGTGCTATTCCAAGCTCTATGTAAATTAAGCAACGTCTGCCTCTCTCAAGGTTATCCCTCGTTGTCTGCGAATCTTCCTTCGTTCTATTGAACTAAGACCGCCCCATATTCCATACTTCTCATTCTTGATGCCCCACTCTGCACACTCTTGCAAGTGGGGACATCTCTTACACATTGATTTTAACTGCGTTAGCAGTACTCTGTCTTCGCCAATCTCTGGAAAGAATAATTCCGTAGATATTTGCTTACAGAGTGGGTCCTCATAAGAAGCAGGCCCCCGCATTAGTTATCTAATCCAGACTGTATCGCACTTATCTGTTGCACCCTTAGGTGCAGCGCACATCCATCCCTTCCAAGGCCCCTTAGTTCCTTGTCCAGATCTAAAGCTCATAGCACCGTGCTTACAATCAGGTGCATCTCCTGATGGTGCAACTGCTGTAGCACCCAATGCTTTCTTAGCATAAGCAATTGCTCCACCTGATGATTGAGCAGTAGCACCAAGTGTGGTGCCAGTTGTAGTAATTAATGTTGATAGATCAGCAATTGAAGTTAGAGATGCCTCTAGTTCAGTCTGACTTGTTGCATATAGATTTACTAAAGTTCCATCAGCTAACTTGTAGTTGATCTGAAACTTTGTAGTTTCTGGTGCAGCCATTTATTTTCCTCCAGTTTTGATATTTAATCTAGCGAAAGGTTGTCCCTCCACCTTTGGTACAAAGCCTAGTAGTTTTTCTACTTCGGCAGTGTCTACTGTAGACCTACCATTAACAGTTGTCCAGGTAATCTGTACACCACTAGCAGTCTCTCCAGTAATACCGTCAAACGCTGTTCGTAATGAGTCGCGCTTTTCGGTCAACTCTTTTATTTGTTGATCAAGTTGCAAGTACATCAAGGCTGAATGATCAACGCTGCCATCTTCAATGATAGGCAAGTCATCCTTGATACGTTCTTTTTTTAAGCCAGAGCAACCGATCTCACCTGTCGCATCAAAGTACTTGCAATATGACTTGCAGTAATTCTGATCTCGCTCAGGGTCTGGTACTACCTCTGACTCTTTAACTGCGCTTAACCAGTTAAGAGCTTCCTCAGCAATACTAGGATCGTAAGGTTCTGAATGTACAACAACATCTCTCTCATCACCATCTCTGGCTATGGCTACAAGGTTGACAGTTCGGACCTTCCCCTTGCCCGACTTATCTAACAAGTAGCCATAGACCTGTACTTGCCAGCGCTGTTGTGTTGAAGGAAAGTAAGAAAGGTTTTGTTTCTTAACTGTCTTCCAATCTACAACATCACCTGACTCTGGAATGAATAGATCAATATGCGCCTTCATCCCAGAATGTTCAACTGCAGTTTCAACCCAGTACTTCTCACCCTTTGGATCTACACTGCGTATTGCTTCTTCAATAGTAGCGTGGATAGCAGTACCCATAATAGCTGCTAACTTTAATTCGTTCTCATTAGTTTCAGGTTGATCGTTAAGACGATACCAAACTTTTCTACGGCAACCACCTAACTCTGATGGACCCACTTGTGTCTGTTTAGATCTAGCCCTACCAGCATCTTTAGCCCGTAAGACTTCTAATAATAATTCTTTTGGATCACTCATATTGACATCCATCCTTCATACTCTGCATTGGGATTATCCCGCAACCATTGTTCTCTCAATTTGTTTTGATTCTCCCAATCCATTTCAGCACTATGTAAAGATTTTACACCATCTTCGTAGCCCTTTTCATAGGCTTCTTGGATAGCAAACTGCCTAGTCTTGTTCATTATTTTTTCCTTCTTTTCTGCACCGCAATCTGAATTGGTGGGCAGGTATTGATATCTAATAAGCTGGCTATCTCAACTGCTTTCTGTGCCAACTCTGCTGCTTCATCTTGCACTAAGTACTTGTCGCTTTGCCTGTTATACATATACCCAAGTGCAAACTGACCACCTGAACCAATGCCGTAGTAGTTTGCCTCTGACTGTATAAAGGACATATCAGATGCGATATGGAATATAACTCCATTAAATGCTAATAGGTAATCAAAGCCAGCATCTTTGTCTTTGTCGTTATCATTCCAAGCGTAGCCATTATCATTAAAAGTCTTGATGATAGAAGGAATGATTCTCTTGCCCATAAACTGCACTGGATCATAGGTAACTTTATATGATGGTGGGTTCCAGTTATAAGTAAGGATATCTCCTGGTCTAGTATCACCAGTAATAGCTAGTAGATACTGACCTTTCTCAATAATCTTAGGAGTCTTTAAGGATATAGTTCTAAGGTTATCTTCTGTGATCTGCGAATCTGCAGCCAATATACAGAAGTCTTTACCTTGTACACCAACAACTGTGGTCACTACTTTCTCCTATCTCTTGTGGATAATGGTAGTGGAAAAAAGATTAATATTCTACTAGCGACACGCCGCGTATATTCTCACTTAGTGGGTTCGGAATTGATTACAATATGAGCCGTGAGGCGAATTAAAACGGGCGGCGCTCTGAAGCGCCGCGATGGTACGGTGTTTATGCTCCGTCTACCAAGGCTGCGAAAAAACAAGGAAAGCCTACCACCAAAGTTCGGCTCTGATCTAAGAGACCTCGGACCTTTACACGCCTGTCCCTGCGGTTCTATGACCTTTACAATTATGGCATCTTTCTATGATTATGAATTATCCTGGTACCACCTAGATGGTGAGTGTGCTAACTGCGGTAACTTGGTTATAGTTCCAACACCTTTAGATAAGCCAGAGTAACTTCTATTAACTTAGGCTTAACGAGTTGGGCCATTTTGTTTTAGCTACCCATAGATTATCCCTACCCGCTCCTGAAACAGCCTCAACTCGCCATCTTATACACCTAAAAAGGGCATAAAAAAAGAAGCCGCCCAATTAAGGGCGGCCTCTGTGTTGCCTCGCGGTAGTAAAACTACTTGGTAAGACCGAACTCTTTCTCAGTCTTGTCAGCCCACTTAGCTAATGGTCCTGCAATAGAGCCTACGATAATCGCATACTCAGGTGCTAGGTCAGCCGCAAGTGCTAATCCCATTGTTACTGCTGAAGCAAGTACAGCTCGTAGGTAAGACTTAAATGCAGACTTAGCCTTCTTGCTTGTCAACTTCTTTAGTAGATCACTCATTGTTTCTCCTGTTTCTTTTTAGGTAGCGGCTTAGGAAGTGTTAACTTCTTAGGCACATCACCCATCCAACTGAACCAGTTGGAATCATCTTTGGCATATTGATCTTTGATAGATATATGCAGGTGCTTATTATGTTTATTGGTTCCTTTATAAACTCTTTCACCATCTACTTGATTCCAAATTTTACCACTGAATATTAGATACTTAACTCTACGATCATTTTGTAATCTCTTGTAGATATCCTTGCAATCCACTCCATTATCTGGATCGTGGGTTAGATCAACTGCTAGACCAGTATTGTGATCTGAGTTAGGGCTTTGTTTAATGTGTGCCGATGAAGGCAATAAGCCGTCTGAGGCTTTCTTGCGCTTCGGCCAAAACGCTGTCGCTTGTCTTAGGACCGCTATTGCAGCAGGTGTTGCTCTCTTTGCAACAAGTTTCATTGTTACTCATTTCTGTATTAGTATCTGGTATAGGCTGTCCACTTTTTGTTCAAGCCGATTGACCTGATCTTTTAAACTTGAGCCTGAATTGGGGCGAAGTTCAGATAGATAGTGTTTAACTAAATGTCTTACGCTCATTGCCAACGTTCCAAGTAAGGTCGTTATAGCTACGGCTAAGGCAGCCCAATCATTTGCAGACATCATTTCTCCTATGAAATAGATCTAACGGTTACGAATAGCGTTCCTCCATAGCCAGAAAACCTTGGACCTGATGGTGTTCTGTTTACGAAACTAAGCTCTTCAATAAGGCCAAGATACGACTCGCCTGTTCTGAAGTCTTGAACTCTAACTGTATCGCCAACATTTTCTACCTGCTCTAGTTGGCTCATACGATCATATGCTGATCCTTCGTAGCCCTCTTCAACACCAAACTTATCTGCCTCGTGGTCATAGCAGAATAGTGGGTATTGAATTAAACGCTGACGAGGTACTGCAGGTAGTGACTTAAGGTTATAACCATTAAATACTGGACCCTCTGAAAGATCGGTAGTAGATCTAGTAAGTGTAAACTTAAAGCCTAGATACTCTTGCGCTCCTGTTGGGTATGAAACTGTAACCTCTGGGATATTACTTTCTTGAGTAAAGGTACCAATGCGATACTCACTACCATTATATGTAACTGTATCTATCAATAATCCACCATTGGTATTATCAATTCTAGCTTGTAGTAATTTAAATACCTTTAACTCTAAAGTGTTATAACGAATAAAACCTGTTTGCAGATATCCTTCAGATATTTTTTCGTCAAGGTTCTCAACATAGATAGCACCATCAGTAGTTCCATTATTAGCGGTAACAAATGCTAGTTGGCTAGTATCACCCATAAATGCACAGGTAGTAGTATCAAAGCCAGTTACGCTTGGCTCGTATAGATCAAAGCAATAAGCAAAGTTTAAGTCATTACCTAATCTAGTACCAAGGTTAATTCTAATAACTCCTGGGTTACCTTCTACACCAGTAGCACACCAGATATATGAATCTCTTGCAGCAAAGTCATAGCAAGGTGTAGTTGTCTCAGCTATCAAAGGACCATAGTTAATAGATCCATCATCACCAACTACTGCCATACGAATACCCTTGTTAGTACCTATAGCCATAAAGCCTAGGTAATAGTAGATATCAAATACGATCTCACCTACTGGTAACTCTGCAGCAGTAATTGCGCTAGTCAAGGTAGGCATAGTTCCATTAGTAGCCAAGGTAAACTTAGCAATAGTAGATTGAATACCACTATAAGATGCTACATAAATTGCAGCACCGCTTGAGGTGATGCCAGTAAAGACTACATCTGTATCAGGGTGTGTGTATACAGCAGTAGGTAAAGTAGTAGCAGTGGTTGCTATCTCATAAACTTTGTTATTAATACAGGCAACAATACGTTCTTTAGTGTATTCAAGGACTGCATTAGTAACTACAATACCTGTAGCATTAAACATTAATGTAGGTGATACACTGCTATCATCTGATAGTAACTTCTTATACATATGGATTTTATTAGCGCCACCTGAGGTTTGGTTAGTTACCCAATAGGCATAAACACCATCATCGCAGATGGCATAAACTGGATCATCAACACCTGAGTTGTAATCTATAAAGTGGATAATTGAAGATGTAACTGAACCAACAGGAGATACTGCAGTTGAAGGTACATTTGCCGCAGTCTTAGCATAGGTAAAGGTGGTAGCAGTAGGTACAGTAGTGATGGTGTAATCACCGTTAAAGGTAGCATCTACACCAGCAACTGTAATCTCCATACCAACAGATAGCCCGTGAGCCGCTGTCGTAGTAAGGGTTGCTACGTTAGATGTTAATGCTTTGTTATTAATAGATGCAGTAATGGTTGGGAATACTTTATCAACATCATACTCATCCCATAATAAGATACCGTTGTAGGTGTTATAGGTAGTAGCGCCAGTATAGGCAAGCTCTTCCCACTGGATAGATCTTGCTACCTGTGGTGGTCTACCTGTTCCATTAATAGCACCAGTAGTTATATGCTCTGCTGATACAGAGTTAAGTAGAGTTACCTGTCCTTTAGTCCAGATATCACAACCTTTAGATTCTGTATATTGAAATCTTAATGACTCATCTTGGATAGGTTCAAAGAAGTTAATACCCTGTCCTTGATGGAATGATGACTGGCTTCTTAACCACCAACCAGTAAGTGTTTGTTCACCAGCTTCTCTAGTCTGGTCAATCTGTTGCTTACGATACTCTGCAGTTTGTCTACGATAAGGAGTATCATCGGATGCGTTAACAAAGAATGGTAGCCCTGCAATAGCCATATCGTAGGCAACGCCAGTTAAGGCATATGATGTAGCGCCTGCTGGATTAGATAATGGAACGGGTATGCGTTCGGTAATATCATCGCCATATGGTGGGACCATTATTCTCCTTTAGTTTTAGACATAAAAATAGGAGCCTTTTAGCCTCGTTGCTCAGGAGGAAGTTAAACGCTTATTAAGCGCCAGTGATTGCAGCGATCTCAAGATCAGTAAGGCCTAGTGCCTTTAACTTATCTTGTGCTGCTTGCTTAGCTGCGGCTTTGGCTGCTGCCTCTGCCTCTGCTGCCTTGCGTTGATCCTCAGCAGCAACTCTTGCAGTTTCTAAATCTGCTATCTCTTGTGCTGAGAGAGGTAGTACCTCTGTTACTCCAGTCTCGCAGTTAACGATGACCTTAGTAGGTGTATCTGCCATTGTGTTGCTCCTTTGTTGTTTGTTAAGCGTTTGATATTCCGTATAAATAGAACGATGATCCAGAAAGGAAACTGCCCCCATTTTCAGGTTCAACTGTTACGGTTGAAATTGGAGTAGTATCTGTGTATAAACCAGCAGTAATACCCATATAAGCTAAATTATTGTCATTCTCTGATGCGCCAAATGCACTCAATTCTTTATATTGTGAACGCCTATAAGAAGGAATGTAAAAATCTATTGCACCAAAAGTATCGCTTTGGGCAGTGCTTCCATTGACATATGGGGCTAATATTCTTGTTGTTAAATTATTGTTAGACCCAACTCCTCCCGAGCCTCCTCCAAATAAAGTATTTCTTCCATAATTAGTATTTGTATCATTGTTAAACCTCAGTTTTACAGTATCTTGATTAGAGCCAACATCGGTTCTTGCGCTAATGCGTAACATTAAATCTGTAAAAGTAGTAGGTATTGATGAAAAAGTAACACCAAAAGCAGATGTAGTTAATGTACTTGAATTAATTAATTCATATGTTGATGCCATATTATCCCCTAAGCCCGAAGTATTCCATAAATAGTTGCAATTGTACCTGTGTCAAAATTACTAACAGGCATAGTTAGTGTAATAGATGTAATGGCGCTAGTTGATCTCCAAAGACCAGCAGTTCTACTTACCCAACCAGCCGTAGATGATGCCCTTTCTGATGATTCAGAAAGAATTGATTTAAATGTAGAATTAGCATAAGAAAATACAGTTACTTTGCAGTAAGTTGGACTTGTACTTACTGGACTTACTGTTAAAGGTAAATAACTATAACTAGTATCTCTAAAAGAAGATGCAGCACTACCATTTGCTCTCATACGAACATCTGAATAATTACTGCCTGTATCGTTATTAAATGTTAATCCAACTTCTTGACCAGCGGAGTTCAATGTTCCACAAAGTACAATATCTATATCTGTCCAACTGGCAGGAATAGAAGTAAATGTAATTACATTTGTTGGACTACTTAGTGTAGTGCTTTGTATTTTTTCATAGGTTGCTGGCATTATTTATCCTTTGATTCCGTATAAAGCAAACACTGAATTGGTGTTAAAATTACGACCATTGTCTGAGGTTATAGTAATTGAATTTATAGCAGATGTACCATTCCAAAAGCCCGAAACTGTATCAACGCTAGAGTAAGTAGTATTGTTGTCTTCTACTCCAGTTCTGGCAGTAAGGGTTTTCTTTTTTGTTGTTGAGCTGTAGTCAAAAATATCAATAATGCTTACGCCCATATAATTAGCACCAGCAGCCGAGCCTTGGGTTGTTCTATTTATTACTATTCCATTAGAACCACTCCAATAAGAAGCGTTTATAGAACCAGCAGCACTTTCTATAAAGTGACCCCAATATGTGCTACTTGCTCCATTAAAAGAAACTAACATATTTTCAGAGGCACCGCCACCTGCCGTATTTCTACTTATTGATCTAATTTGTAGATGTTTATAGGTGGAAGGAATACTGCTAAATGTAAATGAACTAGCAGAACCAGTACCAACATAAGAGGCAATAGATTCAAAAGCGGTGCTTGGTGTTATGCTATTTGAAGCAGATGAATAAGCGCTAGATCCGCCTGGGTTATTTGCTCTTACTTGGAAAGTGTAAGCAGTACCAGTTGTTAGCCCTGTTATTGCAAGAGGAGATGAAGTTCCTGATACGGTAATAGAACCAGGAGTTGATAAAGCGGTATAACTTGCATCAACATTAGTAGCACTTGTTGGAGTAAAAGCTACTGTAGCTGTTGTTGCACCAGTTGCCGTTGCTGTTCCAATAGTAGGGGTAGAAGGTAGTGTTTCAGGACCATCAAATACGCCGTAAAGATAGAACGATGAACCTGTATCAAAATTGTAAGACCCGCTACCAACACTAAGTGTAATGCTAGAAATAGGAGAGGTAGAATTATATAATTGCGCTAAAGAATTTATATAGCCAGTAGTAGCGTTATTTTCAGTTGCGGTAATAAGTGAAAATGGTTTTGTTTGCGATGCAACATATGATGGAAAATAAAACTCAGAAGAAGCAAAAGTATTAGTTGTTGAACCAGTATCATTTGCGCCGTATCTCCAACCAGGCGTACCATTACCCGATACTCTTGCGCTAGCCGCACTTGCTCCGTTGCCTTGTAAATATGTGTAAGAAAAAATTGCTGCTGAAGACGAATTATTTATAATAATATCGGGATCAACTGCAATTACGCCAGCAACATTTGACCGCAAAGAAGTCCTCAATACTAAATCTGTATAAGTAGCAGGTATTGATGAAAAATTAATAGTTGCAGTAGGTGATGTCAAAACGCTAGAAGCAATTAGTGTATAAGTTGCCATTTAAGCCGCCTTTATTCCGTATAGTGTTACACTTGAACCAATTGCCCAAGTTGAAGAATTAAGAAATCCCAAAGTCAAAGAATTTATTGCTGCAGTTTGACTCCATAATCCTACTGTTCTCTGAACATATCCAGCACCATTTTGATCTGATGATGTAGTAATTAGTACAGTTTTAAGAGTTGATCCAGCATAAGAAAAAATATCAAATGTTGAAAATACTGGAGTGGTAGCGCCATCGGCTATTTGGTCGGAAGCAAAACGTATACCCGATTCATTAGATTGGCTTACCGTATAAGCACTTGATCCGTTTCCACCAAGTTTTGTAACTGAGTAATTTGCGGCTGTGCTGCCGTTAAAAAAAATACGCTTAGAAATTGAACTTGCTTCAAGCTCTACTCCAACAAAAACTAATCTTAAATCAGTATAAGTTGCAGGTATAGAGTTAAGAGTTATTGTTGCGCTTGGACTGGTTAAAGTAGTTGATGCTATTGCTGTGTATGTAATCGGCATTATGCTCCTTTATTTAATTCCGTATAGGGCAAATACTGTTCCTGTATTCATAGTATCACCAAATGGAAAAATTGTTAATGAACTAATTGCATTAGTATTGCGCCAATCACCTGACCATAATCTAACAGCAGATATTCCTGTGTTGTTTGTGTTAGCACCACCAATAGCTCTAACAGTTTTATTTTTAGTTGTTGATGCGTAGTCGTGAATATCAATAATAGATACACCAAACATATTTGAAGTAGCTGTGCCTGGGCCAACACCTACGCTAATATAGCTAGAATTTGCAGCACCACTTGCAGATACGGCTGAACCATCACCATTTAAATAATGTTGAGAATAGTTAGTGCCTGTGTCTGAGTTGAATCTAATACCTACATCTAATTGTGATCCGCCATTGCGTTGAAATATAGCCCTTAGTTGCAACTGTTTATAAGTGCTTGGAACTGAAGTAAATGTAAATGTAGTCTCACTCCCAGTTGCACTAAAAGTAGCAATAGATTCAAATGAACCTGCTGGCCACAAATGTCCTGATATCTGCGAAGCAACAATACCTAAGATTGGACTCAAGATATATCTCCAATTATTAAAAATGTGTTTGATGCTGTACAAACAATTGATGCTGCTGAATACTGCGCCCGTAATTTAGGAGCTGCAGCAGTAGCACCATTTGACACAATAGTAACACCAGCACCTGCTGCAAAGGTAACTTGACCCGCACCAGTTTGAGTAATACTTACTTGATCATTAGCTGAAAATACTGATGGTGGAATAGTTACTGTAATAGCACTAGCGTTGCTTGCTGTAACCATTTTATCTTTATCGCCAATGACCAGGGTATATGTAGTACCAGTCTGAGCATTAAATCCTACAAGGTTATTACCAGTAGGTCCTGTAGCTCCAGTTGCACCTGTGCTACCAGTTGGTCCCGTAGGACCAGTTGGTCCTGTTGGACCTAATACGTTGGGATTGGGGGTTATACCTACTGACATTATGCGATCTCCGATCCGAAGGCACTAAATGAAGAGTGACCACTATTTGAGTAAACAGTTACAACATCTGTTGCATCTAAGGTAATACCTGCTGTATAGGTAAAGGTTGCATATCCAGCAAGAGTTAATTCGTATACAACATAATGTGAAGCGTTTAACGATGCACCATTTGGGCGTACTGCGATACGGATAGTATCTGAAGCAGAGTTAACATTAACTACGTTAATAGTAGATATGATTGCTTCTGTTGCCGAAGGCACTGTATATAAATCCACAGCGGTTGTTGCTGCAGGGGCTGATTGCCCTAAGACTTTATAAGTGGTTGCCATTAGGATAGGTCTCCGATCACTGTGAAGTTATTACTAGAGGTACAGATAATTGTTGCTGCAGAGTATTGCGCTCTTAAATTAGGAGCACCTGCTGTAGAACCAGTTGAAGTCAATACGCTAGTTCCATTATTTCTAATTTGAACTAAACCTGCTCCAATACCTTGAACATTAATTTGTTGTCCTGCGGTAAAGACTCCAGAAGGTACTGTAAAAGTTGTAGTACTAGCACTAGACATAGTTAATAATTTATTAACATCACCTGCTACCAAAGTATAATCAGCAGTCTTTGGATCTATGGTTAGGCTTGTGCTAGGTGCAGGTACTGCTGCCCACTTAACTCCTGTAGCAGTTGTAGAATCTGCTGTAAGAACTGTATCGTTAGCACCAACTGCAACTCTACTTACAGTAGCTGAAGCAGTTGCCGCTATCAAATCACCCTTAGTAGTTACTGTTGATTTTGGAATTGCTGCATCTGCTGTAGCAACGCCTGTGTTAAAGAAAGTTAGATCATCAGAGGTTAGAACGTGACGAACTGTTGCTCCTCCTGAGTGTGATATTCCAGAGGATCCAGCTCTTGCTCTAACAATTGTAAAGGTGTCTGCTGCTACCGCAGTAGCAAAGACAATCTCTTCATTGGTAGTGTCAGGGTCAATCGCTAATGTGAACTGATCTACGTTACCAGCAGCAAGGGTTACACCACCAAGTAGTGCTGAACCCGTACCAGTAGCAACTGTTAAAGTTGTCTGGCTATTAGATATACCAGATGCAAGCGTTGATTCAACGCTGATAGACGAGAACTTGCGGGTCATTTATTTCCTTACTTTGTGTAATGCAGACGGATTGGGAATTTGTCTTGCAGTTTAAGCGCCTCTTCGTTAAGTCTTTGTTGATACAAAGCGTAGATATAACGAGAGTTATTTGCTCCAGCCCCTGAAGGGATCTTAGAATCTGCAAGATCAGACTCTGCTGAGGTTAGAGATATTCTTCCAGAATCTAGGAATGATAGTAACTTATAGGCTGCACCTAGTGTTACTACATCTTGACAGGATTGAGGAAGTCCAGTTACATCAGCAAAATCATCAGAGTTATTATCTAAAGTATCTGGAGTTGTTGTGTAATAAACCTGAACTGTTCTACCAGGTTGGATGTTCTCATAAATATTAATTGTGTTAGTAGAATTAAACTCAGCAATATTAGCCATACCATCTGCTCTCCAGCGATTAACTGGTAGCCATTCTTTAGATGAGCCAGTAGTCTGCCAAGAGATATAAAGAATCTGCTCTAGATCATCTGGTAGTGCGTATGTAGTTTGGCTTGCGTTAAATGTAAATGTGTATGAATCTACCGCCCATAATCTAGGATACAAAGAGTTGATAGTATCGTTGATAGCCTTCTTGATTGAGATTCTAGGAAATGATGGAGATAAAGTAACCTGAGCATATTGAGCGTGTGATGTAGGTGTAGTACCTTGATATCCTCTACCAAAACCTGGTGCTACGTTTAGAGTATTAGATGCTGTATTAAAGTTATCAATCCAGATAATCTCATCATCAATCTCAATAGGACCTTTAGCTAGGTTAGATGATGAACCCACCACCATACTGGTAGATACGCTAGTGATTGCAGCATTAAGATAGGTCAGACGATCTTGCTTCAAGGTGTAACCTTGTAGATTGGTCTTTACCTCATTGACCATATCATTAAACGTTGCCATTCATTTTCTCCTTATAGAACTCAAAGTTCTTTTTTAATCTCTCATCGTTAGGGCTTAACTTGAGAGCGATCTTTCCGAACTTGTGTGCTTCTTTCCAGTTACCTAGTTGCCAAGCTGAGACTGCTACTAAATCTGCAGCCATATGACCCCAGGCCCAAGATTCGCTCATAAAGCCTGTAGTCTTTTCTGTTATACCAAATGCAACCTTTGATGAATAGTTGCACTCTTTCCACTGTTTCTTTTCATAGTAGTAATTAGCGAGTGCTAAGACTGCTTCTCTACTTTGATATACTTCAGTGCCTTGTGTTAAGTATTCTTCAGCATTGTCTGGATCACACTTTGCCATAAGGCGAAGTGCAAATCCTTTTTCTGCTGGAAACTTTGATATCTCAACATAGCGTTTAAATACTTCTAACGCCTTCTCGTAATTCTCTTTATAATAATATTCTCTACCTAAGTAATAAAGATTTCTTGGCTCAGGGTTTTCCTCTGCCGCACTCTCTAGCATTGGTAGGTAGTAACTTCTAATCTTAGAGTTATCTGGCTTATGCCAAACCTCTATATTATATTTTTTAGTTACTTCTTTCTTACCGTATGTTCTAGGAACCTCGTGGATTGGATGAGACCAAAACACATTCTTTCTACGGTGGATTCTAAATCCA